CTGCCGTAGGTAGCGGTCCATCAGCTCCACATGACGTGGCGGATCGCCGACGTTTCCAGAGACACCTTCCTGGACACGCTGCAGGATGTTCTTCCCGTAACCCAAGTGACCCAGGCCTCCAGCGAAGTGGGTCGCCCATTCATTCAGTCGGATGTACAGCAGCTCCGTCACCTCAGCGCACCCTGTGCCCAGTCCGGAACTTCTGCACTCTGCAGCTCGGCGATGCGAACAACGAAGCCAGGGACCTGTGCCCGATCGACAAGAGGCGCATAGATGCGAATCGATTGAACGTACGCGGTGGTGTCATCGGTGAGTACGCCGCCGTGAACAAGACCATCCTCAATGAGTTTAATTGCGTAGGTGTAGTTACTGAGATCTCGAGATCGTGACCCTTTCCCGATAACCGGGACGAAGTGAAGCGCCACTGGCTGCTCAAATATCTCAGTCTGCACTGCCTGTTCGACAACTTGGCGAGCGACATCCTTGTCACGCTTCCGGGCGATCCAATGCTTGCCAGCATAGATTGCATTCGTAGACGGGCCCTGGTACGGAATAAAGAACCGCTCATCACGCATCCTTGAAATCGTCGTCGTCGTCGTCGTTCTCGTATTGTTTCCAGGCCTCCCATCGACGGAAGCCGAGCTCCATCGTGACTAGTGCAGCGACCCAGAACACCAGGGCGACACCCATGGCTGGCTGAATCATCCCAACGAACGGCGCAGCGAAGGCCATTACCAGTGCGAGCATTGTCATCTCAGTCATGACCACGGCTAATCTCCTTCAGGTTTCTCAGACAACTGTCCAGGTAATCCAGTGAGCGCTGCCATTGCTCAGACGGGACCTTGGTGCGTGTTGATTCCTGCAGGTCGAACAGCGCCTCGATCACTAGCTGCAGGTTCTTGTCGGTCGGCGACGCAATGTAGTCACCCAGGCAAACGATCACCTCGCACACCTCTGACGTCATCGCGTCATAAGACATCTCGACCCAGTGCCTGGTCACCTCGGAGGCCAATGGCTGTGGCTGCGGCTTGGAATCCATGTCCATCCACATCGCCAGGGTATGCATGGCCTTCTGGTAATCGTCGTCGCCTTTGTTGCGGATCAGGTAGGTGAAGACATCGCCAGCCCACTTGGGCCAGTTGCCGACGACCTTGAACGGATCGAACGCAAACTTCTTGTAGTGATCGCCACCGATCTGTACATCAAACGGATTCATGAATGCTTCCCGCGTAAATAGGTGAGGTAGTCAGCCGCGTCCTCTGGACACCAAAACATCTGTACGCGGTTAACGTACTTTTCTGCCCTGGGGTTCAGGATTGTCACCGCGCAGGGCGAGATGTGTTGGTCAGCCAGGCCGAGCTGCTCGGCGTATCGATCGTGGATCTTGTAGCTGGCGACCTGGACCGCGTGAGAGATCTTGCCGCTGATCGGGTGCTTGATGACCTGGTAGCCAGAGACGTGCTTGTGGCCGGCGATCAAGATATCGGCATCGTCACCAAACTTCGCAGCCTTCGCGACGCCGTGTGTCGAGTTCCACTGCGAGTGACCAGGGAAGGTATGCCTGGCGTGAATCGTGAAGTCCTCGCCGTTCTTGAACTTAATCCTGGCACGGACAGCATCGGCAGCGTAGTGCACGTTCATCGACTTAGAGATCCAGTTAATCGGATCACCAGACCCTGACCAGGCGTCGTGGTTACCGCCGACCATAAACAACCAGTCGACTGACTTTAGCCAGTGCTCTGCCAGGACCCAGGCCTCCGACGCGGTCGTGCCTTGCTCGGCATAGAGACGCGCTAATCGACCAACCCAGTTATTTGTTGTATCCCCCAGGTTGACGCCATGCAGGCCATCGACCTCACGGGTGAGCTGCGCGTGCCGCTCGAGCAGGGCGAGATCAGTCCCATCATCGTCGACGTGCGGGTCACCAAAGAACAGCAGCCCGATCGGCTGGTCGCCTGGCACCTTAAAGACCGCCTCTTTGTTGGCAGCCTTGGCCTTGCTCTTCCGGCGGTAACGCTCCTTGCGCTGCTCCCAGAGCTCTTCTGCAGAGATCGCCTCGACGACCGGGACCTGGGGCGGGGTGTCCTTGCCCAGGCCCATCTTGCTGACCGGGTCAATGCCGAGCTTCCTCAGATGGTAAGAGATCGTCGACGGGGCCAGGTTTAAATGGTGGGCTAGCTCTTTTAACGTGTCGAAGTTACCCGACTGAACCAGCTCTAGAATTGCTTCTGTTTTGATAGTTGGCCGAACCGCCATGCTCTTAACTCCATGCCTGCTGCATCAATCTTCTCTGCCGCTTCTTGAAGCAAAGTCCTCGTCTCACCTAGCTGGACGCCAAGGTCAGCGCACGGCATAAACGCCGCACCCCTGGCCTTACCGACAGCGCAGGCAGCGACATCAAATTTCTTAACCAATTTCTCCATGACCGAGCTCCAGGTTCACTTGTTCCAATAACGAATCCTGGGTGCCATACAGCTCCTCCCAGGGTCTACGTCCCATATGGTGTATTCCGTGATTTCCTCGATGGTGCTCAGGGCACAGAGGTATTGTTGTTTGATGTGAGGCTCTTTGACTGAGGCCTTTGTGTTGTATGCCAATCAGGTGGTGGATTTCAGAAGGTGATGGACCGTACCCCAGGTTCCGGCAGACAACGCATCCCAACCCAGCCAAGCGGTCCAAGCGGGTGCGGTCCATCTTATTCACTGTCGATCCTGTGGATCAGGAATCCGACTCCCGTTTTGCAGGACCTCGTCGTCCCAGCCCTGCCAGGTCTGACCCTTGCAGATCCTAGACACATGGGCCTTAGAGATCTCAAACTTCTCCGCAATCGACTGACACGTCAGGCCCTCGATTCGGAGCTGCTTGATGAGATCCAGGTCATGCGGGTCTAGCTTGCGGGACCGGTGGTGGAGGATCGCAATACTCACGCGGCCTCCTTGTATTCTCGGTAGGCTTCGCAGTCTTCCGGGATCGGCAGCTTGACCCCCATCCGCGACGCGAGCGCCTCGACCTTGTGCATGTACTCATTCATCTGCTGCACCGATAGCTTCTTGGTCGAGCTCAAGATCGTCAGCGACCGGTCTTGCACCTTTGCAAAGCGCGACGGCAAGTAGGCGTAGCGCAGCATGTCGTGCCAGGCGTCCTCGTCCATCCTCTGCTTGGCGTTGACCGTCAGCTCGTCGTCCCAGACATCCATGTACTGGCCAGAGTTTTCTGCCAGGAAACGACACCAGACCCGATAGAGTCGATGCTGCTGCTCTGACCTGGTCTCCTTCTTCTGGTCGACCGAGATCGCCACTGGGCCATCCTTGAGCCCGTCCGATATGGTGGTACGGATGTCGTCCAGGTACTGATCGAGCACCTCCACCGATGATAGAAACCACTTACGCATGGAGTATCTCCTGACGTTTTGAGTAAATTAACAAATAATTTATGAAGTTCATATGAATTTGAGGTTTCAACAATTACCTATTGATTGTGGATAAGTTCTTGTACGCAGAACGGACCGCCTGGATAAACTCATCGGGCTCGTGCAGCTTGATGACCTCCATGATATCGACGACCTCATTGGCCTCGAGATCGGTCAGTAAATGTCGCGCCAGGGAGTAGGCCCGGACCTCCTCAATCTCTGCCCTCGGTCTCGGTAACGGCCCCAGGTCAATCGGTGCCAATACCATGGTCGACTCGTCGCCTGTCTTGATCACGGGCGTGTAGTGCCCGCAGCCGAATGTCTCGGTCACCAGGCTTGTCATCCGTGCACCCGGGAACGTGCGACTGATGTCCTCCCAGAACTCTGCCAGGTCTTTCATGCGGTCTTCTCCTCGTTGTGTGGTTTGACTTCACGCCAATAATCGAGCCAGTCCTGGCCCTCGTCTGGCGGCAGCGCCACCTCGACACCGATGCCCTTGGCTTGCATCCTCCTGGCTAGCTCATAGGCAGCTGCCTGGCCGGTGAATGAGAAGTCACGGTCGCCGTAAATGATCAGGCTCTTAACGCCCTCCGGCGGCTCAAACTTCGATAGGTTGTTGGCAGAGTAGGCCGCCCAACAGGGGACCCTCTCGTACGTCATCACGCCGAGCGCCGTCTCGATGCCCTCGGTGATCGCCATCTCGCTATGGATCGCCGACAAACGGATCGCCGACCCGGTGATCTTCTTGGTCGGTGTCATGATCTTCTTGCCGACCGGGACGTCTGCCTTGCTACCGTCTGGATTCAGGTAGGTGACATGGAACGTCAAGACGCTGCCCTTCACGTCACGGAGCCCATTGACCATCGCCGGGTAGTAACCGAGTAGCTTGCCGTCATCCCAGTAGGGCGCAGACGGGTGCTCACGCATGTAGCTCATCTGCGACAGCGAGACGCCACGGTTTCTTAGGTAAGCCGCTGTAATGGTTCCGCATTCCCGTAGACCACGGCTGAAATTCAGCAGCGCACGTCGCTGCTTAACGACAACAGGGTCAGCCTGGACACGCTCGAGGGTCGACGTAATGCCCAGGATCGAGTCAATCTCAGAGAGCAGCTGCTTGTCGTCGTTCTGGGTGACCATCTGCAGCAGCTTGAACCCGTACCCAGCACCGCAGGTGTTACATATCCAGCTGCCTTTGCCGTCGATGTCGTCGTACCGGAACTTATTCTTCTGCTGACAAACCGGGCAGGTCCCGTGCTTGTTCACCAGGACCTTCGCGTCAATACCAAACGCGGTCAGGATCTGTCTCCAGCGACCCTGTGCTGCGTCGAGAGTTCTCATGCGACCCTCCGCTTCGCCCAGCGAATCTGTGATGACTTGATCCAGCTCAGTGTCTCGGGACGTATCTGCATATCGAAGAGCCTGACGTAGTCACCGCTCCAGGCTCTTGGTGGATTCAGTCCGGTCTTCTCTTTGAACTTGTGCCAGGCCCAACCTGGCTTGTACTCACGGTTAAATCCGTAGCTGCGCAGCTCGGTGTAGACCAACTGCAGCTCAGGATCGAGCTCGTCGGCGACCTTGTATTCCTCGAGTGTCCCCGCAGCGTTTGACCGGACCGTCGCCTTGATGCGTTTCTCGGGGACGTGTCCACAGAACGGGCACTCCTGGGCTCCCTTGGGTTGAACCGCGTGACACTCTGCGCACTCACGGCGCGGTGGCTCGTCTCTGCTGACCCGCTTACTCTCGAGCTCACCCTCGTCCAGGTGTTGGCCCTCGGCGTCGATCTCGTTCACCAGGCCCAGGTTCTGGGTCGTCGGCGAGTGATCAAGCAGCAGCAGGTGATCCTTCCCATCGGCGGGACGTAACCCACGGCCAACGACCTGCTGGTAAAGCATCCGTGATCGGGTCGGCCTGGCTAGGATGATTGTCCGCACATCGAAGTCGACCCCGGTGGTCATGGTCGCGATGTTGACGATCGCGTTTAAGCGTCCGTCCATCAGCATCTCGGCCAGCCTGGTCCGTTCCTCGCGTGGCGTGTACGCGTCAACGTATCCACACTCGAGCTCGTTCTGTTGGATTTCTTTCTGCAGCGACCTGGCGTGCTCACGGTCCACCGCGAAGATCAGCGTCTTGCTGCAATCTGAGTTGGCCTTCCAGGTCGAGACAATATCGCCGACCAGCTGCTCGTCACGCATCCGTTCAGACAGAGCTTTCTGATCATAATCCTTGCCCCAGTCATACCGTTTCGATTTGACCCCCTTCAGGTTTGGGCGTGCAGCCGGGACCAAGACCTTGACCGGGCAGAGGTAGCCAAGCTCGGTGAGCTCGTCGATCGTCACTGGGCAGACCAGCTGATCCCAAGTCGCAGCCATCCCTTTTGCCCAGGGCGTCGCGGTCAGTCCGAGCACCCTGTCGCAGCGACCGATCCACTCATTGAGATCGACAAACTGCTTGTGCGCCTCATCAACGACAACCGTGTTAACGTCAGGGAACGAACGGCGGATCAGTGTCTGAGCGCTGCAGATCTGAATGGATGCGTCTGGATTTCTTAATGGGTGGTCGCCCTGGATAACGCCAAGATCGTGAAGACCGTATTCACGGAACCGCTCGACCGTCTGATCGATCAACGACAGAAACGGGACAACAAACGCGACCCGGTTGCCGATCTTCTGTTCCATGCTGATGATTGATCCGGCCAGGGCTGTCTTGCCTGCACCGGTAGGCATCTTGCAGATCACGCGTTTGTGACCTTGACCAAATGCCATATAGATTTGTTGTCTCGCTGCGTCCTGATAATCCCGCAGTTGTACTGTCGACATGCTATAGTCTCCTCGCTCCGTAAGGGCCGCCAGGGGAGGTATTGCCGTACCGTTTGACCCTGGCGTTTTAGTTGTTATGTCAGTCTCTGGTTACTAGTTACTCACTACTTACTTGTTCATCCTTCTGGACACGTCTTGAGCAACACAGTGTTCTGCGGGTCGAAGTCCACCTAGGGGAGTCAGCCAATTAGCTTGTACCCCAGGAGTCTCCGACTGCATTCTCCAGTCACCAGGTCTTACCCTGACTCAGCTCCTTTACCGTTTCCGGCCCTACCTGGGCGAGCTGCCAGCCGCAATGGCCGAGTCCACACCCTAGATCCCTGTGGTAGTCCGTCTTGGGATCTGACGCGATTCGTCTCTGCGGACGTTCGTGGTCACCGACACAGAGATTGCGAAAGATTACGCAAAACGTAATGCAGTGCGCAAACAATATTCGACTACAAGAATTTGAAGTTCCTGTGGATAACCACAATAATACCTGTAGGCATAAGCCTTAACGGGAAACATAACTAACTACGGAATTGATAATGAAAGATGTAATGGCAAAGATTTCTAGCTATGAGACCGTCGCTGATCGGATGCACATCCTGCTCAGTGATATGGGATTTCCAATGCACGGACGCATGAAACAAGCGATGCAAAAGTTTGGATGGACCGAGTCGCAGGCCGGGAAAACATTGAGAGGAGAGCAGTGGCCGACCACTGAGATGCTGGTGCAGCTGTGTATGTATTACTCGGTCAACCTGAACTGGCTGCTGTGTGGGATCGGGCCCATGACCGTCAAAGAATCAATTGAGGACCGTGAAATCGAAGCACTGGTCTGGGAAACGGTGAATCGGGTCCTGGTCGAGGAAGGTATAAACCCCGGAAACGCAAAACGGGTCATGATTTATCAATTTGCGAAACGTACCTATGAGCGGACGCATAACGTAGATATTGATTCTATTAGAGATTTTGTTTTATCCACAAACAAGTGAAAAACTTTATTTAACGAATATATTGACGTATTTCGTAGATATTGCGATAAGGTAGCTCGCTGCTCAGGTTTTGGGCAGCACGGCAAAATAACCTTACGGAGTATTTATGAATGCAAATCTTCAAGCTACTGGGCCAGGCACTGGCCCTGATCCTAGTGATCGCGGTCATGTACATCTACATGATTCTGCTTCTCAGTTGGCAGCAACAAACGCTGCACGAAACGTCCACCACGTCCTCCTCGATCTCCAGCGCCAGTTCGGTGCGTTTGGTAAGGATTCCAACGGACACAACTACAAGTATGTGAGCCTCGGCAAGATCCTGGACCAGGTCCGCCCGGTCTTGGTCGCGAACGATTGTCTGATGATGCATACCTCAGAGTTGTTAAGCGGCAGCTGGATGATGGCCACAGAGATCTGCCACATCCCCTCAGACACTCGGGTCGGGACGACGTTCATCACCCAGTGGGCTGAGATGAAAGGGATGTCGAATCCGCAGACCTCTGGTGCCTACGAAACCTACGCCCGCCGGTACAACATCCTCAAGCTGCTCAATTGCGCGATCGAGGACGACGACGCTGCTGACGTCTACCGCCAGGTCATGCGTGACATGGACGACGCCAAAACAAAGGAAGAGATCCGGAAGATCCTGGGCGCGGCGAAGACCAAGATCCCCAAGCGGGAGTGGGCCGAGCTGGTCGAGATTGGCAAGGGACTGGTCGACAAGCTAGAGCAGGAGGCCGGTCATGCCGATCCTATTAGCGAGTGAGCAGTACACGCCCGAGTGGTTCGAGAACAGGAAGGGCGGCGGCAAGATCTCGGCGTCGATCGTCGGATCGATCTTGTCCCTGCCTGATGCGTTCTCCAAACGCGAGGCCGTCCTACGGTCTCTGGTCCGGGGGCACTTCGGTGTCCTCCGTGATGAGCACACCCAGGGTCCCCATATGTCCTGGGGCATGGACATGGAATGCGTCGCCCGAGGTGAGTTCGAGTTCGAGCAGGGCTGCACGGTAGTCCAGCACGGCATGTATGCCCATGATCAGCATCCATGGCTTCTGGCCTCGCCAGATGGACAGGTCGCGGGGGAGAATGTCGGGATCGAAATCAAATGCCCATATCACCCCAAATTCCGCAAGTCCGATACCCCGGACTGGGAGATGCTCGCCCTGTCTGAACAAAAGATCGAGAAGACGCTGATCCACAATAAGCCGTCCTATTACGCGCAGATGCAGGTGCAGATGCAGGTCATGGGATGGGACGCGTGCTACTACGTCGTCTGGACTCCCAGGGATATCAATATCGAGCTGGTCCAGAGAGACAAGCTCTGGTGGGCCGAGAACTTCCCGAAGCTGCGCCTATTCCATGAGGAGATCCTCTCGGTCATTGCCGACGATCAGCAGTACAAAGTGATGCTGGAAGACGACGAAGTGGACCTGACCGGTGACCTCGCCTGGTCGACGATCGCGTCGAAGTTGGCGGACGTGCAGCGGCAGGTCAACGAACTGATCGTTCTCGAGAAGCAATACAAGTCGGACCTGACTGACATCGCCATGCTGCACAACAAAACGTGCCGTGGTGAAGGTTACTCAGTGATCCGGAAACAAGGACAAACACGGGTCGACTACAAGGCCGTCGTGACAGATGTCGCGCCGAACGTAGATCTGACCCCGTACACCAAGACCGCCGAATCTACCTGGGCGGTAACACCAATCAAGAAGAAGGAAGCCGTATGAATCGGATCATAATCGTGGGCAATGTTGGCGCAGATCCAGAGCTCCGGACGACGCCTAAAAGCCAGGTGCTGTCATTTAATGTCGCGGATACCCACTGGAGAACCAAAGAGACTACCTGGTTCAAGATAGAGATGTGGGGCACCCGTGGCGAGAAGATCTCTGAGCGGCTGAAGAAAGGCATGAAGGTCACCGTGATCGGTGAGATGCGGTCCGAAGAGTATGAGGCCAGGACGGGCGAGAAGAGGACCTCATTGGTCGTCAACGCAGATGAGGTTGAGTTTGTGAACCCGAAGCCAGAGGCGGTAGGAGGGCAGCAGCCAACGAAGGCTGCAGCGCCTGCAGCGCCTGCAGCGCCACATCCAGAAATACCCCCAGACGATGTCAACGCAGAGATCCCATTCTGATGACGGTGTTCACGGACCTCGAAGCGGCCTTCGAGGAGCTCGAGTGGTTGGTGCTCACAACCGGGAGGGTACACCTCCTGAAGCACCACAAGCGGGGGAAGTACAAGGTCATCCGGGAATACGTCAATTCGGACAACGGGACCATCCTGGTCCGCATGTCGCCGAAGCGTGATTTCCGGGACCACCTACCAACCCAGGTACAGAAAGTAATTGGAAGGGCTGCGTAATGGAGTCGTATTTATTGAACAAGACTGACCTGAATCTGCTGACAGGTTACAAGCAGGCAGCACGTCAAAAGTCCTGGTTGACTCAGAAGTCGATCCCCTGGACAGAAGACAAGGGCGGACAGCCAGTTGTCCGGGCCGCTGATGTGAACGCGCACTTCGAGCGACAGGAACGCCGCTGCGCATAAATTAGACTCAGTGCAGAGAGTCGATTCCGTCAGGCGCTGTCCCCGTCTTTAGCTGCACAAGGGACGTTCCCTCAAAGGACTTGGCCCCACTTCGGTGGGGCATTTTTTTGCCTATTCCCCTCAAATTTAGTACGTTACATAAGCGTTACATAAGCAGCTGAAATTGCGTGTTTTGGTTACATAGAAATCGTGTAAGTCATTGATACAAATGGGGAAACACGGTTTCATCTATAGCCTGTCACGCCGGGGGTCGCGGGTTCGAGTCCCGTCCGCTCCGCCACTGTTTACAAGGGTTTGAGGGAACCTGGCAGCAAAGCTTATGTAACGGAAATTTGGTATCATCGTTACATAAGGAGTCACCCTTGGATAAACCTAAACGGGTGTACTGGCACCAAAACCAGTGGATGTACAAAGCCACCAGCGTCGAACGTGAACGTGGCATGAAGGCATGGGTCCCGCTCGGGACTGATTCAGAGTCTGTAGCTTTTAAGCTACAACAAGCGAAACTGCCTGATCTTGAACCGCCAGGAACTTTTGCCTGGCTAGCAGACTGGTATCTCACCGAGATCGCACCAGATCACTTAGCGCCCAGGACACTCCTGGACAGGAAACAATGCGTCAAGAACCTGGTCGCTGCGTTCCCGAATGTCGCTGCTCATTTAATCGCACCGCATCACGTCCAGGAATATTTGTACCGTCGGATCAAGACGTCCCCAAGACGGGCAAAGATGGAATACACCACGATGTCTCAGATCTACCGTTGGGGCATCCGCTTTGGGTATGTGTCCATCAACCCCGCGATCGACCTGTACACGCCTCCAGAGAAGCCCAGGGATCGCTATGTGACCCATGAGGAGCTCGCTGCATTCGTGGAGCAGAATCCGGAGTGGGGCGGTCCAGTGGGATTGTTTGCCTATGCGATCGGGCAGCGTCTGAGTGACGTCCTGGCGCTGCATTACCATCCAGACGTTTTAGTGTTCCGCACACAAAAGACCAGCAAGCGGGCGTCGATTCGGATGACGCCGTATCTCAAGTCGTTGATCGAGGGGATCAACCCATCCATCCAGGACGGCGAGCTGATTGTGAAGAACGCAAACGGGGAGCCATACAACAGGCACACGTTCGGTCACAGGTGGAGGCGCTGCATGGATAAATTTATTGCAGCGGGAGGAGAGCGGTTCACCTTCCATGATCTGAAGGCTAAATTCGTGACGGACTCGCAGACGCTAGGCCTGGATCCAGTCAGACAGGCGCTTCACGATAACCCCAGGACCACGAAGGTCTATCTGAGGTCTCGTGAAACGACCGAGGTGGAATCACTTGTATTCGATAATGATATCGGCGCCGTCCTCGGCAAAGTTTGATCCGGCACTCAGTGCCTGGAGTGTCAGCAGGGTGCTCTCTGCTGTCGCTCTGCTACCAGGCTGGATCGATGCGATGTAGTTCAGGACCTCACGGTAATCGCCTGTCAGGGTCGATAGCTCCTTATTGAGGTCTGCTTCCTTCATGGCGCGGACGATCGTGTCGTCAGCGACGCCCAGGACACTAGTTCCTGTGAAGATGCCTGCAGCGCGTTTGATGACATTCATCAGCGGGCTCTTGTAGCGGTCCGCAAGCTCCTGCTTGATCGCCGTGTTTGAGTTATTGCCGCGTCCGATCTTAGCGTACTTGAGCAGCTCACCGAGCTGTTGGTATGCCTGTGCAGCGTCTGGGTTAACTGCAGCCAGCTCCGCGTAATACATGTCACGCGTCTTCTTGTTCTTCCATAAAGAGTTCAAGAGGTTGGCAGGTAAGTTCTGATCCAGTGCTGTGTCGTTGATCACAGAGAGCTTGTCTTCCATGTGGGCACGCAGCAACGCTGGGTATGCTTCTGGATCCTGGCTGTCGAGAACGCGCTTGAGATTTTGCCTGGCGTTTGGCGACGCAGATCCTGAGAACACCATCTTCGTGACATATTCACGTTGATCGCCAGGCATATTAAGGATCATCCCAGCCAAACCTTCGTCGATGAAGTTAATCGGTTGCGATAATGTCGCGTATATATTGTTTGCATCGTCAAACTTACCATTCGTCGATGCGCTCAAGACTGCGTCAAGCTGTTCCTTTGCCTTACCTAAAACTCGCGCCTGGTCGTTCATGCCTCGTTCGACAGCAGTTTGAATCATGCCATTCAGGTCATCTCGGGCGCTCAATAGATAACCTGGTTCCATGACCTTACCTACGTCGACCTCAGCAACCTCGTCGGCTTGTCCTGGGGCTGTCTTCTGCACCTTTTTCTGTTGCGTTATCAGGCTTTTGATCCTCTCAATTGCCTGGTATGAGTTGCCGCCTTCAATCAGTTTATCGTTCCGCTGGATCGCACTAAGTGCATTCCTTAATGGATTCAGGTCAATTTGGCCATCGATATTACGAATTGATTGGTACAGAGCGCCGGTCGCCTCTTCTCTTTCTCTGACTGCTGCATCTCTTGCTGCTTGAGCTGCTTCTGCGGCTTGGTTGCCTGGTGTTGTTCTCGCTTGAGGGAGGGCCGACAAAACGCCATCTGCTGCCTCCTGGATCTGTTGCGACTGTGTATTTAGCGCATCATCCATTCCGTAGGCTGTTTGCGGCATTTCACGCAGCTGCTGAATCTTTGCTTCGCCATGGCGAGCTGGTCCGAGCTGAGATGACGTCAAGCCAATCCCTGTTGACCTGGACAAGTCCATGCCTGTATCTGCGTTTTGTGTCACATAAGGAGGCAGGTTCTGTGCAAGTTTTGTTTGCTTGAACGGGAGGATTGCAGACAATGGGCCGAGTGCTGTAGCGACGCCCGTGTCGAGCGCTGCTGACCCTAATGATTGATCTGCACCGGCTTGATACGTTGCCGCTTCCATGCCGACCTGAGTACCACCAGATGCTGCCGCCGATCCCATAAGTAACTTGACCGATCCAGTCTTAACCGCTGCACCAGCAACACGCGCTGCCGGAATAAACATTATAGCCTGGCCGCCCATGTCTTTAAGGTCACGACCAGAGACGCCTGGCTTATTGATGTAGAAAGGCTGGTCTTTGATCACCAGGATAATGTTGTCGAACTTGTCTTTTGCCAGGGTGCCGCCGGTCATCTTGGCAGCCATATTGGCCTGCTCCATTTCGTTTGCCGACATTGCTGCCAGGACCTCATAGCCCGCGCCGCTCAATCCGCCGACGTCAGTGCCGCCAAGTTCTGGCATCTTAGGAAACTCAGTCCGATCGGCTCCGGTAAAGAAGTTCTGGACCGAACCCAAGAATCCTGACCCAGTGTCCGCTACCTGCTTGGTCTGGCTAGCGAGGCTTGCCTCAAATCTATCTGCTGCTGATCCCATTACAATCCAAGCTCCAGGTTCATGTGTTGTGTTGCCATCTCTGCAATCTTTGCGTCGCTCTCGTCTGGGTAAGCGTTTCTAAAGCGCTTCTCCATTTCATTCTCTCGTTGCTGAATCAGTTTCTTACGCTGGTCTGAGGGTAATGCTGCCATCACCTTGCCAAGCGACCCGGCATTCAGTGAATACTGCGTCTGGAGCTGCAGCTGCTTGTACTCGTCTGACTTGGTGAACTTGCCAGGGGACGGGATCCCGTCATAGCTGTATGCCCAATCGAGGTACGCCTGGGCGCCTTGCTGATTCATCATACTGCGGCCCTTGGCAAGCGTCAGCAGGATCTCCCGACCCTCTGGCGTCTGGTCCAGGTTACCGTTGATTGACGCGGCGACACCAAACTCGAAGTCGGTGGTTGGTCCCTTGAAGAACTGCAGCTCATTGAGCGCTAGCTTGTTGGATAGACCGCGATAGGCCTCTCGCCAGGTGGTGTCATTACTGACGGTAATCCCACTGCCGACAGAGCTGAGGGCACGGTTGATCCCGTCAGCCAAGCTACCGACAGCGCCAGAGGTATCGATACCGGCGTTCAAGATCTCGAGCTGCGAGATGATGTCCTGCGTCTGTGGGGCGCCAGCAACGATCTGATCCATATCTGTCTCAATCGCGGCTGCACTCTCGGCGCGTTTTTCCTCGAGCTTGACATTAGCCTTCTGGCTCGCGTCCACAGTGATATTTGTGCTTGCGCTAAACTGCTTCGCGATCGCACCGAGCTGTGTCATCTCTTCTGTCGTCAGGTCCTTGAGATCCTTACCGAAGAAATCCATCGCCAGCTTACCGGCAGAGGAGGAGGGTAGCCCTGCCTTCTGCAACTGCGCGACCAGGCCGCCGACAGCGATCCGGTTTTGGAAGTTCTGCTGCCCTTGTTGGTTCTTCAGCGCATTATCCTGCTGATACATCTGGCGACCCATCTGATACGCCTTCATCGGCATACCTTGTGGCCCGCGACCCATGATGATGTTACTGACATCCATCAGCGCGCCACCGAGCAGCGCCTTCGATGGATCAAACTCCTTAGTATTCATCTGTGGTAACTGAAACTGCTGCATCAACGACAGATAACCAGGGTCTTGCGTCATCGCGCCCTGGCTCATCACATTGTCGAGCGCGACCGTCATCGAGTCATTGTTCACTCCGCCCCGGAATTCAGCGGTTGGGTCGGTGTCCATCACCGTAGGGTATTGAGGTCTAGGCTGCAGTAAATTCATGATAGCTCCTTACGCCCCGAACCAAGTTCTTGGATTTAATGAGACATTGGAGTTTCCGCCTTGCCCCATGAGGTACGCCCCAGCCAGGTTAGTTCCGACAGAGAGCAGCTGACGTCCTAGTGATGGGTCTTTGGTGTTCTGCGTCTGCGTCTGCGTCTGGCCATACTGACCGTTCACCAGGTTCAGGTAGTTTGATAGCCAATTCATGTCTGCATTGCTGTCGTAGTTGTACTTGGCGATATCTGCGTCAATCTGCGCTTGGTTCATGTCCTGGTACGCGGTGCCGGCGTTGAGGTTGGTCTGGAGTCCGCCCTGGCGTAATGCGTCTGCCTGTGCCTGGAGTCCTGCACCGGTCTGTGCCATACCGCCGAGCATGTTGGCTGCGTTAAGCTGCTGCGCGTTGCTATTCAGCTGCAGGTTAGCGTTGGCCATGTTCATGTTGTTGCCCTGGTTGAACAGGTTGTTCACCGCATTGGCGCCGACGTTCTGTGCGTTCTCTGCGATCCCACGCTGGGCGACGCCCTGGGCAATCCCTGCACGGCTGCTGTTGAGGTTGCCGCTGCCTGCTGCTGCTGCGTTAAGCTGCGGCGCGAACTGCTCGTTGTAGGTCCGCATTCCCTGGCGAGTCGATGCGTCGACCATCTGGTTGATCATCGGCTGATACTGGTTCAGCTGGTCCATGGTCATCATATTCGCCTGGGGGGCTGCCCCTCCTGCGATATTGGATGCGGTGTTCATTGCCGTTCCGGCGCCGCCCATGAACTGGTTGCCCAGGTTATACATGCCCTCGGCTGATCCAGGGGTGAACCCCTGCAGCGCATTAAGGGCCTGCATCTGTTCGTCAGTGAATCCGGCGACAGTCTGACCTGGGAAGTATCCTGGCGCCCCTTGGTTATAAAAGTTCTTCGCCTGATCAAAACCAAAGTCCAAGTAACCAGACTGATAAGGTTTCGCGGTCGTTACGACATTTTGAGTTGCCATCTAGTCAATCCTTCTCCATTGCCCGTCGCGGTAGATATAGGTTCCGGCTCCAGAGCCAGGGTTCCATCCGGTCCCGTCAGCAATCGCGAGCGATCCTTCCTGTGGGTTATCGGGTGTTGATGTGAATGAGGGAACCGTCGGCTCCTCGATGTTACGCATCGCGTCAGCGATACGCCGTAAGTTGTCCTGGGTGTACCGGATCATGTCCTCGAGAGAACTGATCCGTATTGGTGAGAATCTGAAGCGATTACCGGCCATGGCCACGATCCAGGTCAATGTCCCATCCGGTGAGCTCATACTGCCCTGACCCAGTCATCTCCATTCGGATCGCCAGGTATCTGCCCTGGGCGCGTAGGTCGACCTTGTGGTCTGTCTCGAGTTCGTACTCGGCGCTGCGTCGGTAGAAGATGCTCCCAAGAGGGGAGTCAGACGTCCCGACCTTCATGGTGATCACGCCGGTCCCTGAGATCTGCGGAAGTATTCGCTTAATCTTCTTGAGTGACTGCGTCTCGCCAAACAGCTCGTCCAGGTCGAGCTTTGCTTGCTCGATGTATGACTCCACCGGTGTCCCGTCGATAGAGAACCCAACGTCAGCCTGGTAGACCTTGTCGGTCGCAATGTAGTAGGGGGTGGTGTCTGTTTGGACCGGGTTGATTGTTGACCACAACTCAGATTGCTCTGCCCAGCGGCCTGATGTTGTTGACCATACCTGGAGGTCTGAGTCGTACTTTGGACCGACAGTGACCTGTGCCACGCGTCCAGGTAGATCCATCCGGGTCCAGGCGTTGTATTGATAGTTGTAGATCAGCGCCCGGTCTGCCTCTGCGTCATCATCAGCAGAGTAGAGGACCCAGATTTCGTCACGGTCCACGATCCGCTCGACGCGAACCGACTCAGGGTTACGCAGCGAGTCGTAGAATGAACGTGATACCCGGCCATCTGAGACAGACTGCTTCGAGCTGCCGTCGTGGACATAGATCTCGTCCTTACCGACCACCAGGTGTCGCCCACCAAACTCGGTCACGGCGCCCTGGTTAATGATACCGTCGTCGTCGAAGATCTTCCGGAAGTTAAAGACAAACTGTCCGCCGACAAACTGCATTGCATACACCGCGTCGCGCATATAGATAATCAGCTGGTCACCGAGCTGTTTAACGTCAAGGATCGGTCCATCGCCACCAGCCAACTCGTTACGACCGGCCAGGTTTGTGGTCAGCGTGTAGTCCCAGGACGGGGACAAGGTGCTGCCAGTGACAGTGTCTGACCAACGGATGACATACGGCTCCTCGGATCCGTTGTCGACAATACCGATCGCGATCAAGAATCCTGAGTAGGGGACGATCTTGCTGCAGCGTAGGTTTGCCGGCCAATTGGATAGGGTCGAGAATGTCGAGATCGATGAGTTAATCGACCAGGGGGCGTCGACTCCGTTATTGACAATCAGACTCTCCCCGACCGAGGTCGAGTTCCACTTGCCGTTGTTGATTGTCCCGGTCGGCGTGACATCACTTGATACCGTCGATGACGTGTATCGCTCCCAGGATGTCCCATCAATCAAGATGTAAGACGCAGTCGATGCCTGGAACCAGGGGGCCATGTGGTAATACGCAGCGTTGTGGATCGTCTGGGCGCCAGTCATCCGTGAGATTTTGCCGTCCACGATCCGGATATTGTTGCCGTCAGAGACCGCGTTCATCGGTACGTCGTATGGATCCTGGTCGAGGATGAGCCCCTTGGCTCCGAGCCCGCGTATTGCCTTGATCACCCGAAGTACCTCACTACAATGGTCGTCCCGCCATTACCTGACCCAGCTACGCCATCGAAACGATCCACGCCGGATACCGTCTGACCCATCCAAAGGACAAAGTCCTGGCCTTTGTCGTTATTTGGGTTGTAGTGAGTGCCGTGCTGGTCCTGAGAGTATTCGTAAATACTAAAGCCTTCTGCAAATACAACCAGCTGCTTGGAGTCTGCGCTGCCACCACCTTGAATGAATGAGGGCGCCTGGGCAAATGCCAGTGGGTAGTCGTTGTAATATGACGTCGCGTTCAAACTTCCGCCGTTACTCCAGGAATAGGTAAAGATGTCGGTCCCTGGAGGGTAGGGGTGCGCAGAGTAAATGTGACGCACGGTCCCGTTGTCGTTGATATACCCTTCCTGGATATTTTGGACCGTGTCGTTGTCGTTGACATAGAACTCTTCGACCGTGCGGACCGTGCCGTTGTCGTTAATATGCAGCGGTTTATACGCCATCAGACACCCCGATCAATACAAGAACAGGAATTTCTTCCCGTTAAAGTCAGCTGCCACCGGGGGATCAGAGACTGAACCTTCGGATGTCAGTGTGTAGGATAGCTCAAGACCGAAGTCGGTCCCCTCGCCAGCGGTCCCATCAACGGTGATCGATGACACACCAGAGGAATTACTGGTATCACCATGCACCTGTGCTGCGTAGTTGCCTGTGGTCTTAGTGCCCAGGGCGACAGAGTCAGCGCCAATGTTGGCAGCTGCTGCGACATAATTAGTGAGCTCGGTGCCCACAAACTGGGTCGTCGCGAGCTGTGTTGTCGCAGTACCTGCAGTAGGGGTATCTGCCGATGCGATGCCAGTAAACGTCGGCGATGCTAACGGTGCCTTTAACGCCAGGCCATCTGTCACTGTGGTGTTGATGGTCGCCTGCAGTGAGGTAATATCGGTCGGTAGCGCGTTGATTACAGCGTGCGTCAGAGTCACCGCGCCCGAGACGTTAGGGAATGAGTTCTTAATTGTCTTCTTGATCAGACGAATATGGTCGTCGCCCTGGTCGATCTGGTCTGT